GGATACTTAACAGTGTTGCTACTCTGCCGTATCGCACAATCGCCTCATTTATATCTTTGATCCCTGGTTCCCAATTTGGTAGACTGATTTGATAGTCTAATTCCAATGCTCGATCAATAGAAGCAAGTCCTGCTTTATCTTGGTGCGGGACATATATGATCGGCTTGTTCAGACTTGCCAACACCTCTACTTGTTCTGGACTGATATCATCGTGCGTCAATGCACAAGCATTTAAACTCAATGCATCAAAAATTCCCTCTGACACCAAACAAACCGACCATTCTGGTTTTTGAAAGTCATATCCGAATACATAACCAGGCTGCTGCTCTTTAATGTATTTCGGAATCTTATCATCTAGGAATCTGCTGATGTGACCCACTATTTTGTTATTGTGCGTATACGGAATGATTATCCTATTAGCCTGTCTACCTGTTTCATGCGGAGTAACTAAGAACGGGTACTCATTATAATTTATGCCCCGATGGTGCAGATAGTCTATGTATTTTTTGTGTAATTCGTTGTTAGGATTAATCACTTCGCCCAAAGGAAGCTTATGTTCCTTAAACTTGATTCTTGATTTTACTTTTTTGATGATAGGGGTTACATCGAGCAGGTCCTTATGTTGGAGACTTTCTAGACTCCATTTTTGAATCATCATTTCATCTATACCACACCAAAGCAATAGTTGCTTGACATTAGATGAAATTCGTTTTCCTAAAACAAATCTCGCCTTGAATCCACAGTTAAAACAGTGGTAGGTGAAGTTGGTATGACCGTCGAGTTTTATTCCACCCCTGCTTCTGCGATCAGCCTTATGTCCTCTATGCCCACAACAAACAGCATTGAAGCTATGCCAATCGTTTGGTGTTAATTTCTTTTTTCCCGGAAGGATGGATAGAATATCGAACATGTTAAATTATAACATGTTTTAGCGAACAAAGCAATTTTCTGGTTAGATTATCGAGCTAGGATATTTGTTACATCACCTACGTTGGCCGTAAACTGCATACGGATATAGGGATGATAACCTCGAATTGTATAGCCAAATGTATCGGATACATTTGAGTAGGTTACTGTAGTAATTGGATAAAAATCCGCATCAACAATAGAAGAACCCTCAACAACTACGTTTCCATAATAACCGCTGTATTCTGCTTGCAATGTTAGAATAGAATTATCTTCGGTACTTATGGTGCTTGAATAGAATGTGTTGGCCGTCGAGTTAGCATTTGCACTTGAATTCAAATTAGGGAATGGTTGTCCTGTAGGAATAGAAATTGATGCGGATGGAACAAATGCTGGTAAGACCGAATTGACGATATTCATATCTCCGCGGGCTCCTGCGTTTTGATCCACATACACCGGATAATCGAATTCACCGATCGGAATTTCTAATGAATAATGAGCCTGTTGAGCATCAAAATCCTCAATCTCGGCTGCATTTATTTCTAGTGCTGCTATTCCGGTCGCAGCATATTGTAGGGTTAGGGCTTTTTGGAGTAATACTTCTGTGCCAGAACTGTTGATTATGCGACAAACGATCATTTTGTCGGTAATATCTACTGGTTTCTGTTCCTGATTTATAAACTGGAATTGGATCTGATTATCGACCCCTTTGTGTATCGTCAACGGCTTTGCGTAAACTGGCATATATCTCCTTACTGAATTCCCCGATAAGAGTACAACGATCTGGCGTTGGGTGTAAATGAATGCTGAGGTTGCGTACACAAATTTAGGTCCTTTTTACTATTTAGCACCATAATATTTAATTATTACGTTCGGACACACCCGATTAAATATCTCTGTATTTATCAATAAAGAGACTATGCCACAAACAGCATTTTTCAAGCAACTTACCCAACAACATCCATTCATCACGGTATGCAGCTACGCCGGCAATGATTATGTGGGGATAATCCAAAATCGAGATGATTCCGTAACCACAATGTATGATTATGGTGCGATTATCGAGGTAGAGGTTAAGAACTTATTTTTGGAACTAGGAGATGTTTGGTGGGGAGAAAGTAATAGGCTTATTCCAATCAACCTGTTTCTAAAGAATGAATGGCTTATCTTTAAGCCCTACCTCAGAACGTTCACTAATAAAAGTTTGATTATCTTGCATGGTCCGGTATGCAGCATGAGTGAGCTACATAAGCGACGTTCGAAACGAAGGTCTATAACACTCGTAAAAAGAATGCTGTAGTTATTTGTTAGTTGCTTTACGCTGTTTCTTTTTCGCTAAATCTAAACTCAACCGAGAAACCTTAGTATCAAAGCAAATCCCATCTAGGTGATCGTATTCGTGTTGAAATACCCGGGCCTGTATTCCCTCAAAGTCAGTCTCAATTGCTTTCCCCTCAACATCCTGATACTTGGTCATGACGTTTTCATGACGGTATATTCGCAGCCATAAATTAGGAAAGCTGAGACATCCTTCAAGGTCCAATGTCTTAGGTGCTGCTGAAAAATAAGAAGGATTGATACAGGCGATAAGAAGTTCTTTATTGCCCATAATGAATATGCGTTTGGACACCCCGATCTGTGGTGCCGCCAATCCAATACCCCGGTGTTCGAACATAATTCTAGTCATTTCTTTGATTAGTTCTAATGGTGATCCATCCGCAGTAAAATCCCATTCTGCTGCGTGTGCGTATAATACTTCATTTTTTTCAGTGATCAAGTTGGCTTCCATTTTCTTCAAGTAAATTCATATGCACCACTACCAATTGCGAATACGCAATGGAGTGCGATCTTTTGAAACTGTATCCGTCCGTGCCTTTACTCCACACTGTTTTAGCTATCTCTTCCCAAGTCTTGCCAATCAGATGTTTCTTACCTGGACGAATGATACTTAGAAACATTGCTAGTCTAGGAATGCTATTCACGGGTTCAGGCATCTTTTTTAGTGTGTTGAACTGATTGCCTAAATGAATGAGTTTGGCTACAAAATCGGGTTCATTCAACCTGTCCCAATTCGGTTCCCGCATCAAATTAGCAAGATGTTCTTCACTCTTTACATGATTATATACGTGAACATTAAGCAAGTCAAGCTTAATATAGCCTCGATTTTCCGCGTCTGAATAATCGATGTTTGCTATGTCTAGATCAGGATCGTACGGAATCTCCGTTACATATACCCCGGTTGCGTGTTTTCGAATAGGCGTAACTTTACGCATGGACGCAGGAATATGTTTGATATGCTTAAGGATATCATCCCTATTACCAAAGTCAATATCTACGTCTGAATTAAATTTCATTATCTAAGGACTGAGAGCGCCGCTCTTAATCTCAACGAATCGGCTGATTTGACCTTTAAGTCCCGGAATGTATTCCAGAGACTTCGAAGATAGTCGTGTTTTTTAATGTGGTCAATATCATGAGGATAACAATCAAATATAAACGTCAGTGTTTGAAGGTCCTGATCTTCTAGTTTATGCAGGATCTCAGCGAATTCTTTAAATCGATGTTCCCATTCAAAAATATCTTTATCCATGATAAATCCTCAAACAATCCTGCAATGCGCTATCAACGCTTTGCATAGGATATATTGATGTTAACTTGTCTGTGTTCAAAACACAATTGCTTCGGGGAGCAACCACATGCTTGATAAATTCTTTTGGAGAAAACCATCCCTTATCTTTTAGATTCAGGGCCTTTGCTAATTCCTTAGTAGTCATAGATCCGGGATTGCATACATTGTAAATGCCTGGGGGAGGTAATTCTTTAGCAAAATGCACCGCTACCTTGGCTACGTCATTAACGTAGCTTAGACTGTTTTCGAAGTCAATTAGTTTCGGATATTTCTCAAGCTTGGTAAATAAATTTCGTGAATCGGCTAAATCTCCAAAGGGCATTCTGATTCGTAATAGATAACTTTTGGCTAGATAGGGTTCTAGCATATTCTGTCCCAATGCCTTAGAACCACTGTAAAAACTGCCATTACCAAAATCAAAATTGGGTGCATCCTGTTCCGTCCAACCACCTACTTTATATCCGGTATAAACACACCCGCTGCCAATATGTATGATCGGCTTTCTGATATGCGCTCTTTCTAATGCTATTGGAAAAATTACATTACCGTTGATAGTTTCTTGTTTATTCAATTCACATGCATCTACGTTTGGTGTTCCTGTATATCCGGCTGCATTGATGATTACGCTGGTGGCTGGCGGAACTTCGTCAGTATGTCGTATCCATTTATAATTGAGGTTTTGCTGAAACAATTGGTCCTCAATGTGTCGACCAATATAACCGTGTCCTATAAGTGTAATCATCTTGGGCTAATCAATGCGGGATCATATTGTGGGATTTCAGGCTGCGCTAGTAGTTCTTGTCGTTTCTTTGTTTCAAGATCAAATATTCTTGATCGTAATTCAGAAGAACTGTAATCGTGATGACGTTTATGATAGTGGATCTCTATTCCGTTTGAAATACAATATTCCTTGCCCGTGAAGTCTCTATTCAAATATTCTTCGCTCAAAAACCTAACATGAATTGTTTGCGTCATTAGTAATTGCATCAAATCATATTCGGTTTCATACACCAAGATTTCGTCCACGTATCTACACGCTTGTAGCTGGATATAGCGTTCATACGATGATTGCACTGGTTTGTTTTTAATACCTGGACGATCTGTCGTGGGATCGATCTGAAGGGCCACTATCAAATGATCACATAGCTGTTTTTCCATCTTCAACATTGCGACATGTCCGGCGTGAAGCAGGTCGAAACTGCTGCAATTAAATCCTATCTTCATTGAGGGGTTACTCCGGCTGCTATTAGAATTCCGTACGCTTTCTGGACCACTATTGCTTGTCTCTCGGCATCTTCAACCGCTTTGTGTGTAGTCTTATGTCCACCATCGCCCAGGCGTACTCCGGTAATTTCAAAGAGGGTGCGGGTATCTCTTACAGTATAATACGGCCATGGAATTTTCATATCGAGATTTCGAAATGCTGACTCCATGGCTACTACGTCAAAGGGTGCGCCGTGCGACCAAACCGCCCTTCTATTCCAGCAAAATTTGTACAGTGCTTCCATACAATCTCTGAACGGGATTCTACCTTCGTCACCCATTGCTTCATTGCGTGCAGATTCGCTTTGCGTACTCCACCATTGAATTGTAGAATCGTCAATTACTCGATTAAACTTTTCAGTCTGTTCTTCAATGAGAGGCTTCAAACTAATTTTTTCCGTTATTCCGGCCCCTTTAGGATTAAACAGGACTGCTCCTATCGATAGGATTACGCAGTTTGGACTGGTGTCCAAACTCTCAATGTCAATCATTACGTCATTAGCCATAGTACATTATACTAGGTTGAAGATAGAAATGCAATAGCCGCGGTTACCTATTCATTGCGTTTGTATATCGGCGCTTTGCCTCGGATTTAGTGAGAGCAGCATAATCATTCCAATATGTATTGACTGGATCATTTATCAATTCCGATTCGGATTTATTTAACAACCATCCCATAGGGACGCTCCATCCGCCGGCCTTGCATACGCCGGAGTCCGCTTTTTTAATATCCTTCATTAATTGGGTAGCTATGGCATAAGTCATATGTTTGTTTGTCCAAGATTGACCGCCGGGTGCAAGAGTGTATCCATATTTTGCAGGATCTTTTTCCATTTCCGATTCCGTTCCAGCAAACATATCGGTTTTAACTGTGCGTAAATCTAGGGCATAAAAGAGCCACTGTTTGAATAATTTATCCTGTTCCTTGATGAAAAATTCTCTAGTTTGATGAATCATATCAACGGTATCGTCTGCTAATCCTATAATCATTGACGCACACAATTTAACCTTGTGCTTACTATCATCGACTAATTTATAGGACATATCCAAAATTTTCTTGATATCCATTCCCTTGTTCATTCCGCGTCTGCTTGAATTGCTAAGACTTTCCACTCCAAAAAATGCACCAGTTAAACCCAAATCAATTAATCTAGGAATCATTTCTTTTCCCTGAGTAACTAGCATTTCTGGTTTAACAAATGCATTGAATTCTAGGGGCTTAGGGAGTTTAGCAATATCCAAAGCTTTTTGCATCAATTCAAGTTTATAAATGTTATCGTTGAGTGTACTATCCATGACGTTGTATCTAGTGATACCAAATAAATCATAGTTTCTTCGAATTTCGGTGGCCATGCTTTCTGCTGATCTAATATATTCATTGTGTTTCTTTCCCTGAAACGGATATCGGCAAAAAGCACAAGAGAATACGCAACCACGACTAATTTCTAACGGGAGAGTATCATGTGGATAAACATCATCCTCTAAAATAAATTCAGTAGAAGTATCGTCTAAGTTGATTACAGGATTTGATGAGTTAGAATCAACTACGTATTTGTATGTCGCATTACCTATAGGACGTTGAACAAATAAGGAATGAGGCTGTCCGTGTAATTTTTTTAAGAATTCAACAAAACTATAATCCGACATGCCATGGAATTGATAATCGCTTTTAATTGTTACCTTGTTGATTTGATTGCCGGTGACAATTAAAATGTCCGGCCAAAGTGATCGAATTTCATTAATGAAGTCGGGACTTGCCCAATTAATAAAAGCTGCGCTCGGTTCCCACCAGGTAAGGCTAAATCCTATGAATTTGGTTTTTTTGGTGATGTGTTTCTTCAAAAAATCCATGATTTCAGTGCGAGTAAGATCATATAGGTAATCGGCCGTGAGTATATCAAATCCGGCGCGGGTAGCCGCAGTTCTTAGTCTAGGTAAACTTAAGATTCTTCCGGCCAATGACGGCGAAGTTCCGCATAGTAGTATTCCATGATATTCCATCTACTATTTAGTTGTACCACATCTCGTACATAGTTATATACCGATCATTGTTTAGTTCTATCCATAGTTTTTGTGATCTTGAACTATAAGAGAAATCCCAACCATTTCCCCTCTCTCCGAAGTTTCGGCGCATCCATTTGATTACTGTAGCTGGATCCTCTTTACGGTCCTGGCAATCGTGTAGGTAGTTGCGTTTACTCATTCGTATTTGAGAATAAGGAACATGAACTTCGCTTCATCTAACACCTCATGTTCAGGCCTGACCTTATCCCCGTCCATAATCATACGCACTCCGTATGTATTTTTCATGTAATCTAGGAACTGAGGAATTGACATGTCAGGGTTATCTCCGCGCACTGCGCGTAATCGCTTCCAATATAAATCTCGGTGACGAATATAGTCATCGCTTAGATTTAATTGTTCTTGATAAATTTTCATTGCACCAGTTTAAAGATCAAGAACAGGTCTTTTTCTTTGTGGTTAAATGGATCGCGCACGCCATACGCTAGATGCCCATATCGAGTATCATCATCGATGTTGTCAATGCCCTTAACATACTTTTTTCCGTTGATACACTCTAATTCAATTCCGGTAGGTAATCTATCAAACTCTTCCTTCGTGATTAACCACAGCGGATTAGAATCTTCGTTACTCCATTTTTGCATAATTTACTCCCATCGTAAAATAAACAACGTTCTATCTGATTCATGGCGAAAATAATATTTTCTATCACTAGCAAACCACCTAGAATCGGAATTGTTCATATCAATGCCCCAGATTCCCCTAGGTCCATATGTGTTCGCGCACCAGGCTAATATTTCTGCATTTCTTTTGGTCGCAGGTTCTCCGAATATAGTAAACACTGACTGTGGATCCATAGACGGAGATATCCAATAGCATTCCTCTTTATTGACGTTATCGCTAGCATACGAGGTACCTATTTCGTACGGTATTTTTTCTGGTGTAGTTGACATTGGTTGTACATTTACTAGATCCCGCGCTA